CTAAAAAGAGATTTTAAAGCAACACCTGAACATCTTATTAGATTGGAAGGGGCTGCTATAAGAATTGGTCAAATTTGTAATAAAATAAAACCTATTTCTAAATTACCTGAAAAAGATCACTTATCAGTGACTTCATCAGGTGAATTTCTCCATTCTATAAGAAATGGAGGTCAAGCCAAGGCTGTTGCAGATATTATGCAAAAGTACTTGGTCGAAAATCAAAAGATTGATTCTATAGAAGAATCACCTTTTGGTAAAATAAGGCGTGTTAAAGGTGTTCCACTATGGAAATCTTTATTTAGGCCTGAGTGGCATACTGAAGCATTTCAGCCTGACACTTTTGGAATGGTACTCGAACAATTGTACGGGTCAGTCCAACTAGCAGGGTATGATTCTGTCCTAGGACAGCAAATACTCTGGTGTGCATGGATGGAGAGATATTCTCCTCCATGTATTAAAGCCGGCTTTGTCCCAGAAATGGGAAACAAAGCAAGGATTATAACAGTAAGTGAAGCATGGCTTAACTTACTTTTAGCTCCATTCTGCCATTTAATAAAATCAGCAGTAATGGCTCATCCATCTGTATACTCTAGTTTTAAGAGATCAGATCAAAATTGGGAATCCCTTCGTCTATTGATGAATGGAGACCCAACAGTTAATACATTAACTTCAGATTTGAAGGATGCTACTAACGCAATACCTTTCGATGTAGCAATATGCTTATTAAAAGGTTTCTGTAATGGTGCTGGTCTTGAGATCGGTCCTTACAGAGAATCTGTGATTGAACTAATAGGTCCAAGAACAGTTATAATGCCCAATGGAGATGGATTCATCTCCAATGGAGGTATTATGATGGGTGAAGCAATAGCTAAACCCATTTTGACTCTACTCAATTTAGTAATTGAGGAAATGTCATATCTTGAATACTGTGGAATATCCACAGATTCTAGAAAGGCAGCACCAAGTAATCCTTGGAGAGCTGTTCATATTGGTGGTGACGATCATGTCGCTCGTGGACCAATGAAATATCTTGATTTGATTACTAGTAATCATTTAAAATCAGGATCTATTATATCACCAGATAAACATGCTATATCTAGCATAATGGTGAGATATATTGAGAAAATCTTATATGTTAAGAATTTCAAATTTAAGATTAAATATAAAGACTTAATTGAGTCCGATTTAAATCTCACACCTGCTGTTGATAGTATCAAGATCAGGTTATTTTCAAAAGGTGAATCTACACTTTTGAAAAAAGATGACCGAAATGTTGCCATTGGCAAGTCATTTCAGTTAATGCGTACATTGAAATACCTCAAATCTGAGGATCCATTACGTAGAGTGGCCAGAGATCTATTTATAAATAGAATGAGACCACTTTTGCCATCGAAAGAGATATCTCTTAAACTTTGGCATTTAATGTTTATGCCTAAACAATTAGGTGGATTAACATTAGGATTCGATGAAGAGTTGCAAGAACACTTCAACGGATGTCCTTATCCTATTAGAGCAATATTGTTCAAAATGGGTCAAGGTATAGAGGTAAGAGAAGAAGGGCGATTGCTCAGAAAACTTACCTGTAATCCTACAGTTAGGGGAGTACCCTATCTTCAGGAAAGAACCATCCAATTACAAGAAGTAATAGAAGATGATGGTGATTTAAAAGAAGCTTTAAATTTTAAAACTCCTTTAATTAAAATGACATGGCAACAAGTTGCTGACCATGTCCTTAAAGATAATCCAGTTCGCTATGAAGCAAATTGGATTATAAGAAAAGCAGAAACGATGAATATATATACTCATCATCGCTTTATAGAGAGGTACCTAAGAGGAAATATCTTCTTAGAACTTCTTACTAGTAAACCGACCAATAGATCGGTATTTACTACAGAGACCATGGCAAAAAGATATGCTAAAATAAG